GTTGGTTGATGTCCGATGCGACCCTTGGAACGATCCTTGGAATCACATCGTCCAGCGTGCCGCTCTTCCAGCCAGGCGGACAGGGTGGCGTTGATCGCCTCCTTGGCAAGCCTGTCTACACCGCTTCAGGGATTGCTGACATTGCTGACAATGCCAAGCCAATCCTCTTCGGTGACCTTGGGCAGATCAAGACCGCGCTCGTTGGCGGCATCCGCGTGGATGTAAGCCGCGAGTACGCGTGGAACCTGGGCCTTGTGTCGTACAAGGTTGAGGTTCGCGGTGCAACTGGGCTTGCCCAGGCTGATGCCGTCAAGTACTACGCCTGCAACTGATCCCTCAGTAGCAACGCATAGTTAGTGGTGAAGGGGAGTCGCTTCGGCGGCTCCCCTAAACCGCAAGTTAGGAGAAACAAATGCTGATCAAACTCCGAAAGCGCCGAGGCGAATATTCCACCGGTTCGGTGGTTGATATGCCAACCCAAGAGGCTGAGAGTCTGATCGCCTTTGGTCTCGCTGACCTTGTCGCAGATGTCGACGCAGAGGCACCAACGCGGCTCGTAGAGCGCGCTAAAGTATCAAAGGGTATGAGGACTGCCACCATCAATCAAACAGAGCCGAGCGTGGCTCCTGAAGAGGAGTAAATGGCAACTACCGTTGTTAGCGGACAGACCACCGTTGGCACCACCGCCACGCTGATCACCACTGGCGTGGTCGGTGCTTCGTGGATCGCCTTGCACTTTGATGGCAATGTGAACGCCTATCTCGGTGACGCAACGGTAACTACGGCAACTGGCTTTGAGTTGCACAAGGGTGACACCGTTACGCTATGGCTGCCAGAGTCTGGCAAGTTGTACGCGGTGGTAGCATCTGGAACTGAAACCCTTACCTGGCTATTGACTGGAGGCCGCTAATGTCTTACGCATCGCTCGCTCAGTTCAAGGCTGCGGTCGGTATCGGCACGGCTGACACCGCCGATGACGGTGCGCTCCAGAATGTGCTGGACGCTACCGACACGCTGATCGATCTTTACTGCGACCGTAAGACGGGCTTCGGCACCGCGACCGAGACGCGCTACTACACGGCTGAGGACTACGAGTATGTGCTGACCGATGACCTTGTGAGCGTCACGACGCTCCAGACAGATGACGATGCCAATGGCACTTACGAGACCACTTGGGTGAGCGGCACCGACTATGTGCTGGCTCCGCGCAATGCTGCGCTAGACGGCTTCCCTTACACCGAGATCGACACGAGCGTCACCTGGCCGCGCAACTTCCCCAAGGATGTCTATCTCGGCGTGAAGGTGACTGGCGTTTTCGGCTTCCCATCGGTGCCGGCTGCCGTCGTACAGGCAGAGATCATTCAGGCTGGCGCTGTCTGGAACAGCCGCACCGCGCCATTCGGCGTGATCGGCTCGGCAGACCTTGGCGGCATCCTCCGCATGAGCCGCGCCCTGCATCCTGAGGCTGCGTTGATCCTTGAGCCGTATCGCAAGCGCAGCGGCTTGGCGCGATGACCGACCTGACCATCCTTGACGCCATTGCAACGCGCCTAGCGGCGGCAACTCCTCCTACTGGCTACGCACTCCGCAAGGCATACGCCACTCCGCCAGAGTCACTCCCAGTCGTACCGGCTGCGATCCTCTTCCCAGGCGATGATACGATCACTGTGGGCAACGGCAATCGAGTCACGGTGCTGACCGTGGCTATCCGTATCTACCTTCTACCCATCCCACGAATGGATGACAAATACCGAGACCTCTATACTTGGCGCTCGTGGCTCCGCACCGTGTTTGATGGTGCTGTGACCATTAGTGGAAATGCCGTTCAAGTGGCAGTCTCTGCCACTACACTCGGCACAGATACCTATGCCGATCAGGATTATCTGACGGTTGAAGCAACTGCGGAAGTCACGGTCTATGACACCGTGGCGTTTACCGCGTAGAGCAAGGAGAACTTAGATGGCAACCTACGGCGCAAAGGCTCTGACGCGAATCGCTGCAATGTCGCAGTCTGGCTTTGGTACGGCGGCCGCATTCGGTACGGCTGCTGGTGAGATCCTCTTCAACGAGACGCTGGGCGCTCTTGACCTTGGGGTCACAGTCGACTTGGGCGAGACCACCTCAGTTGGTAAGCGCACCGCCATTCAGGCTGGGCGACCAACGATCACCGGTCGCGCACCAGTCCTTACGATTGCTGAAGGTCCTGCATCGCTGCGAACCCTTCCGCTTGTGCTTGATGCCATTGGCGCATCGGTAACTGGCTCTGGTCCATACACTTGGACATGGTCTCCAACGCAGGGCGATGTTGACACGCTCGTCTTCTACTCGTTCCTTGTTGAGGACGGAGTACAGAAGTACCGCGTATCGAACGCAGCCCCAACAGAGATCACATTCTCGGCAGATGCATCAGGTCTGCTCCAGATGGGTGCAACCTTTGCTGCTACTACGGTTGAATCGTCAGCGCTTGCCTTTGGCACGGCTCTGCCAGCGAACCCAATGATGGCTGGTCGATTGATGAAGTTGAGCACGGACACCAACTTCCCTGACAAGACAGGGACTGGTGCAACCGACTACACGAGCGTCATGAACTTCAGCCTGTCGATCATGACCGGCGTAGGGATGATCACCGCGCTTGATGGCAGCCTGACGGCCGCTACGGCAGCGCTGACTGGCGTGCTTGATGCAACGCTCACCTTCACGGTGGCGAGCAACAGCGGCGCTACGACCTCATTCCCAATCACCGATATTGCGACCCAGAAGTACCTCCGTTTGTACGGTGTGACTTCCGATAACTACGGTGTCTGGGTTCTCGGATCGTGGGAAATTGAAAATATCACGCCCCTTGGTGCCGATGTCGAGGGCGTTGTGACCAATGAAGTGGTCTGCCGCCTTGCTTACGATGTGACCTCAGGCAAGTCGCTTGAGATCATTGTAGATTCGCCGCTGGCAACAGCGCCGTAAATAGCAGCGCCTAGTGCGCTAGTAGGAGGGTCAATATGGAAACGGTAAAGATCGCTCTGGAAGGTAAGTACGCCGGATGGACGGCCGAGTTGCGAAAGACTGTCTCGGCTCGCATCCTGCTGGACTTGGAATCAGGCGAGGCGCGCCTAGCCCTTGGTGGCTTTGCAAAACTGGTAATCACACATAACTTCAAGGGGCTTGATGGTCAGCCTGCTGAAGATATTCTGGATGCTCCAGTAGATGCACTGACAGAAACTCTTGCGGAGTGGGTAAAGGCGAACCAGCCAGACCCCAAGTAAGGCTCGCCGCCAGGCGGCTGGCACATGGTCAATCCTTTGTGCCACCGCCAGACATCATCTTCCACCTCCTTGGGCAGAAGTTTGGGATGTGGCCAGATGAGGTAGCGAGCCTGCCGCTGGATCAGGTGCTGAAGGCGTGGACTATTCACGCGGAGATGCAGCCGAAAGGGAAGTAGATGCCTGCCGGAGTTATCCTTGAGGGGAAGTTCGACAAGAACTACGACCAACTGCGGATTGGCTTCCTCAAGGGATCAAACCCTAGAGCGTTTAAGCGTCTTGGCACCTTTGCCACACTGAACGCCGCGCGCACACTACAGAAGCCAATGCGAGAAAAGGCTCCGCGTGGCGAGACCGGCAGACTCCGAAAAAAGGTGCTTGCTCGTAAGGCGCGCTTCAACAACCCAGCAGCCGTAGTTGGAATCAAAGGCGGCAGGAACGGCGTGTTCTACGGCTGGCTGGTAGTCGGAGGTCAGGGCACTCGCCGCACCACTCCAAACGGCACATTCTCAGTCAAGGGCGTAAAGCCACGACCGTTTGTTGATCAAGTGGTGAAGCAGCGTTCAAACATCAATCGAGCGGTACAGTCGTATAGCAATACCTACGCGGCTTTTTATAACAATGAGCCATTCCGAAACACCATCCTACGATTCAGAAGGGGTAATCAACGCTGATGGCTATAAACCAGACCGCCAACTTCGTCGTAAAGGCAAAGGACTCTGCCTCCGGACCGCTCGGAAAGATCGGCGGCTCCATGGGCAAACTTGCCAAGACGAGTTCTGCTGCATTTGGCGGTATCGCTGCCGGCACGGCAGTCATTGGTGCGGTCGTTGGCGCGCTGACTTACGCCGTAGGTAAAGCCGCCGCATTTGAGACGGCAATGCTCAATGTCAACAGCATTGCCAAGGTGTCACCTAAGGCATTTGAGGAACTGAAGGATGCAGTTCTCGACCTGAGCACAAAGTTGCCACAAAGCGCTGAGACTCTTGCTCAGGGTTTGTACGACATCTCCTCCAGCGGATTTGCTGGAGCAGAGGGCATCAAGGTGCTGGAGGCCGCAGCCAAGGCGGCATCGGCTGGACTAGCACAGACCTCTGAGTCTGCCGCAGGAATCACCGCAGTCCTCAACGCCTACTCCTACAGCGCGGATGAGGCACAGCGAGTCTCTGACATCCTCTTCAAGGTGGTTGATCGCGGTGTGATCACCTTCCCACAACTGGCGTCGGAGATTGGTAAGGTCACTGCGCTTTCCGCACCGCTTGGTGTCAGCCTTGAGGATGTTGCCGCAGGTATTGCTGTTCTCACCAAGAACGGTATTGACGCAGAGAACGCAACCACACAGTTGAACGCGATCATGCAGGCCGTCCTGTCTCCGACAGCAAAGGCAACCAAACTCGCCAAGCAACTCGGCATTGACTTCACCGCAACTGGCTTAAAGACCAAGGGTCTAAACGGCTTTATGGCAGACCTCATCAAGAAGACCGGCGGAAGCAACGAGAAGATCGCCGAACTGCTCGGCGATGCACGAGCAATTAGAGGAGCATTTGTTCTTGCAAAGAACAGCGGCGCGCAGTTCAATCAGGAACTGGAAATCATGGCAAACGCTGCTGGCGCAACGGATACCGCCCTCTCCTACCAAGAGCAGGGTCTTAACTATCAACTACAGATCTTCCAGAACAAAGTGGATGCCATTGCTGTGGCGATTGGTACAGCGCTTCTTCCGTCAGTCAATTTCCTTCTTGAGTCACTCACAAATATGGGAGCAGGGATGGATCGCGTAATCCAGGAAAGCGTCAATCCATTTTTAGACGAACTTGGAGAAACGGCAAAACTGCTTGGAATTGACTTTGGTGGTGGCATTGATCAAGAAAGTTTCTGGGATACATTCTTCAAGCCGATCCGAGACAACTTTGACAACGCTAGAATTGCGCTAAGCCTATTCAACGATGCCTACAGGGAGATGCTCAGGTTGACTGGTCAGCCAATCCCAGGTGAAGGTATTAAGGGCTTAGATCCAATGTCTGATAAATACGGCTTCCGCCAGTATGAAACCACTAATCCAAACGGTACTGGAGGCGCCACTACCGTCACAACGACCGTCAACATTGGGACTGAGAAGGTCGACAAGGTTGTTTCAAACTCAATTCGTCGCATTGGCTTCAACCCTCGCGCGCAATAAATGGCAAACCCATTCAGCCTCATTATTGCTGGAGTAGATAGCGGCGCTAACCTGCTCGACCTTCCTGCGCCATCAGCCACGACTACGCCTTATGTCGAACTGGGCTCGTTGAGCCTGACGCTCTCGGCAGACGGATCGCCTGGAGAAATGAACTTCACCGTCATTGAGCCAAAGACTCCTAGTGGCACCCTGCCGTGGTGGCGCTCAGGTGCGGTCTATGACAACGCGCGCGTTCAATTTTTTGATAGCCGGTACAGCGCAACAACGCCGATCTTCCTTGGCTATATCAGCAATATCCAAGGGCAGTTGCTAGAGAATGGCGTAGGTACGCGCGCATCGGTGCAGGTAACTGGGGCAAGTGGCTGGATCCAGCAGACTATCGTTCGCAACGGCAAGACAGGCATCCGCGCTACCTCATATGTTGACTCGTTCACCCAAGGTGGATCTGCATCAACAGATCGAGATCACATCAATGCGTTGCTTTCACGAGTGCATACGCAGGTCAACGATGCGACGACGCGCGAGATCCTGAACACTGCCGTGATCAGCGGCTCTACGCGCGCAATCTTTAGCGGAACCGCTCGCACTATTGGCAAGCAAACCTTCAAGGCGACCACGCTTGAGAGCGCTCTTAGCCAGATCGCAGAGTTGGCAGGCGGTATTGCTGATGTGCAATACCGTTTCTGGATCGATAACGACGGCCGCCTGAACTACGGTCCGAAGGAGGTCGCTCCGACCTACGCAACCGCACCGGCAGAGATCGTGACTGATCCTGCAAGCGTTCAGACAGGAAGCACGACCACGCCAACTCGCCTGCTTGCTCGTGACCTGAGTGTCAATCTTGACCACGATGTTATCGTCAAGGGCATCTTCGTGCAGGCTGACTCGGCATATGCGCGCTACGACAGCAACCAGACCTACCCTACGGCGCCAACTAACGACCCTTATTTCCGCACCTACACAGGCACCTACAGCCGCAACGGCGCAGGCCAAGCCGCGCGCAATGGTCCACTGCCACACGAAATCTTCAGCGCTCCAAAGGTTGCTAATAAGTCTGACCGTGGCGCAACCATTGGTTCACTGGCACGAGCCACGATGGTCTCGCGCGGTAAACCGCGCCGCACCGTGTCATTTACGGTTGCCGGTGGTGACCTTAGCCAGACCGCTTCGCCAGACTGGGAGTACGGCTATAGCCAAGGCTACCCAGCCGCAGCCGCAACTCCCTACACGCTCGTCAAGGCATGGCTCCCTGGGCAGTATGTGAAGATCAATGCGCCATCGCTTGACTTGTCGAACGCCGTCTTGTACATCCCTACCGTGACGATGCGCTTCGCAGAGGGCGGTCAAACCTACCAAGTCCAGTACGATATCGAAGCGGACTTCCGCCGGCAGTATCTCAAGGGTCTTGGCGTCCTTGTTGGAGGAGAGTAAAAATGGGTAAGTACGGTACAGACTACACAGGCTTTGGCGCATATGAGGGCGGAGTCAACGCCGACAAGGGCGCACCGCTCGTCAGCACATCGAGCGACGGCGAGACGGCACTGCTCTTTGGTCCTGCTGCGCTGCGAGAGATTCAGGCTGGCGTAGCAAACGGCGACTTTGCAATTCCACCTGACGCGGCTGGGGACACGATCACTGAAGAGAACCCACTGCCCTACTGGACATTCACCGATGTGAACAGTGCTGGGGCAATCACTGCGGCCGTCGTCGCGGACGCTGGCGCTGGCTCTGGCAATGTGCTGCGCTTCACTGTGGCGAGCGGCACGACTACAGGCAAGAGCGTCACCCTGGCACGCTATATCCCTGTTGCATCGTCAGCATCTCGATCGTTCTCGTTCTACGCAGAGGCGACCTTTGAGAACGGCACGAACAGCACACAGTCCAACGCTAAGATCACCTGCCAGTTCTACAAGGCAGACGGAGTCACTACGACTGGAACAGCCTTTGAGAGCGATCTCTACACATTCAATCTTCTGCAAACTGCAACTGGCGCGACTGCTCCTGACATCTATGTTGCCAGTCCAGATCTTTCCGATACCACCGCTCCAGCCGATGCTGCGTATCTAAAGATCACAGTGACCATTGCCACGGTAGCGACACAATCAGCAGCGCGCACTGTTGATCTAACAGAGGTGCGCGTCGGTAACGGATTGCCTGAGTTGATCCTCACCGACAAGAGCGCACCGACAAACCTGCCTGCCTACATCATCAACAACAATGACACGCTGTCGATCTGGAATGGCAGCCAACTCGGCAACCTTGACATTGGCGATAACACCTATCTATCCGGTGGAACAAGCACCACGATCTATAGCGGCGATATCCTTGATATTGAAGGATCGACAATCTCTCTCACTCCAACCGTTGGAAGTGTTGATGTGTATGGAAATCTGGTAATCAATGGAGATAACTCAAACTGGCTTTCTCGAATCACTGCAACAGCAGCGCAATCGCTCACAAATAACTCACTTACGAAGATCACCTTCAACACCGCAAGCAGCACGCCAGACATCGGCTCGTATGATCCGCAAGGCTGGTTCAGCAACGCCAACGACAGGATCGTGATCGGTCAGTCTGGCTTCTACAACATCACGGCAAATGTCGGCTTCGCAACAAATGCAACCAGCCGACGGCTCGTCTTGATCTATGTCAATGGCGCAGACCGCTCAGGTATCCAGGTGCCAGCATCGCCTTCTGGAACAACACTTCTGAGCGTCTCGGCAAATGTCTATCTTGATGTAGGAGACTATGTAGAGGTTTACGCATTGCAGCAATCAGGCGGCGCACTCAACACTGTGGCCTCTTCTGGCGTGACTCCTGTACTTGCAGTCGGAAGGATTGGTGCGTGATGGACGCTGAACTTCAGGCTCTTGACGCTGCGCTTCTAGCGGCCCAGGCGCAAGGTCTTCAAGTCACCCTGGTTGATCAGGTTGAGGGCGTGTGGACGGCTGGCGCATCAGACAGTTTGTGGACCGATCCCACTGTGACTGGGACTGGCGCAACTCGAACTGACGCGCTGCTGGCTTTGACTGCCGCGCTGGAGTCACGATGACCCCACGCCAGATTGACTCACTGATCGCGCGACTAGACGCACACTCGCAGAAACTCGATGAGGTGCGCTCTACGGTGGACAAACTCAAAGGAGGACTGATCGTCATTGGTGCGCTGCTGTTCAGCGTTCTGGTGCCGCTCGTTGCATCGCTGCTCGCCAAGTGAAGCGGCTCGCGTTCCCACTGCTGGGCATCATCCTGACCTGCTCTATGGTCGCGCCGATTCTGGCGATGCCTGTCTGGACATTCACCACCACCGGCGGAG